ATCCTTATCATCAAAATAATTATCAGGTAATTCCCATATAGTTTCTATTGTTTCAAATACTTTAAGTTTCATTGTCGGTCTCCTTTCTAAAACTTAAGGTAAATCTACTATTACAATCATGGTTAGATGATGTTGCTTTATAGGTATTTCTTCCTCTAGTCTTACTTATATCAAAACTAAAATCTGTATTAGTATTAACTAACTCTCTGTATATCTGTTTTATATTGTTAAATAGAAATACTTTTTCTCCATTAACACCTCTCCAATTTAAGTTATATCCTTTAACATAAACTTCTTTGCCAATATATTTATTAAAGTATTCAAGGTCGTAAATAAAATCTTCATACTCATATTCATCTGCATAAGGTTCTAAAGAAGCGCCATAAAATTTATCCATTGTCGGGCTCCTCTATTGATTGATATTCTTCTGAATAAGTATCTTGATCTTGTTGATCCCACTCACACATAGGTTCAGAATGATTTAGAGCAAGTTCTAATGCTTCTTCTTTGCTATCTGCTTCAACCGTTTTCTGTACTTTGTAGGTGTAACTGCCTTTGATTATAAATTTACTCATCTCTTTCATCTATTTCTGTATGGTAAATAAAGTTTCCGTTGTCTCCATCTTCATCTATTGGTTCTAAGTCTTTTGGTTCTTCTCTGTGAACAGAAACATCATCTACTAATCCATTCCACATTTTTACTACTACATAAACTTTACTCATTGTCGGACTCCTATATATAAATGATTTCAAAACGTATCTCTTGGACTGTATCAATCCAAAAGAACACCACATAAATAAATATAGAAAAACCAGCTAAGACTATTGTGGTCTTAATAACTGTTCTCCATTTCTCTTGTACAAAATCTATACAGTTGCTTACAAAGTCGAATACTTTTTCTCGCTTGCTTGCTTGTTTTTTCTTTCTTGCCATGCTTCCTCCTATATCCAGCATTTATAACCTGGGCAGTCATCTTTCGTCTGCCCACAATGTTCACAATATTTTTCGTCTCGTTCGCGTATTTCTTTGCGTAAGCGTTCGGATAT